GAATCACCCCCGCTCTCTCATACACTTCGGCAAGGAGCATTAGGCAATCGGTGCCGGCGCCCCTGACCCGCCCCATATGGTGGTAAGGTGTCCGCAGCCATCCCCGCGCTTCTTCGACGACCGCCAGGCGCCGCGGATCCACGGCGGAGCCGATCTGGCATCTGCCCGGGGGTTCTGTCTCTGGGACGACCACAGATCGCCAACTCATACTGCGGTCTCCGGCGTTGGAATAAAAGGAAAGCCGCCGAAATGAATGGCGTTGTTGAATACGTTCGTGCAGGTCGCGAGCGTGTGATCGCAACCGGGAAGCAGCTGGAATTCATCACCAGGCAGGACCGGCGAGAGAAACGCAAGCTTCACATAAACCCATCCCGAAGCCATATTCGCAACCGAGCGGCTCGACCCGGCATTGGCCCCGGTTGCACCGATGATCGTTCCCTGAACATAGAGGTTCGCAGAGGCCGGATTTAAAGAGGTGGCAATTTGCGTCTGGGTGGATCCGGCCCCTGCCGCGAACGTGGCTTGAAGCTCGGAGCGACCAAATTCGCACATCGCGTCGCCGAAAACGTGGGTGCAAGACGATTGCCAAAGGCGGCGTGGCATCTGGATGTTCAGCAGCTCGAGATGCGAGCGGCATTTGAGGTCAATGCCAGTACGGCTGCAGTCGATGTCCGAGATGCGGCCGGCGAAGAGGACCACGGTTCCCGGGCTGGTGTCGCCGTAAGTCGGCATGAACGCCCGTTCGAGCTGAAGGAGTGCACCGTCGAGTTGCCCTTGCCATGCCGCCTGCAGAAACGGCGTCCCGCCGATCAAATCCGTCGACTCGGGATAGATCTTGACTTCGAGCTCATCGACCTGGGTGCCGATGACGATCTTGGTTTTGGAGCGTTCGAATTTGGGACCGAGCACAAAGACGTAGCCATTCGCGGCAATTGCTGTTGGCGCCGCGGAATAACGCAGTACCGAGCCGCCCACCAGAGTGATCGTATAGAGATCGGCCATGATAAACTTATCGCTCGAAACGAGCGCGATTAGCGCGGGGCTGGCTTGTTTCATGAACGCACCGATATAAATGTCAGCTTCTTCAACTGCCATAACTGATACATGAAATTCTCGAAATCGTATTTGTCATCAACGAACCGGCAGCGAAAGTAATAACTGAAATCTGCGGTGATGATCAGCCCGCTGCTGGGTGCGGAGCTGAATGTCACAAGCCCGGTCGTCGGATCGACCGTGTAGGTCGTCGGGACTTGCGTAATTCCGTTGAGGTAGATCGCGCGTACGACATTCGGCGCGACGATTGGTTCCAGGAAGCCGCCGCCTGGCAGTATTGTTCCCATTGCACGCTGGAGCTGGAAGACGGTCGTGCTCGCGTCCCCAGTGCCGATTTGCTGGCCGGCGACTTCAAAGTCGCTCGGGTCTTGAAACAGGAAAGTTCCAAAAGCTCCTTGGCAGAGCATAAAGAAGCCGAGGAGGGTCCTCAGCTCGTCATAGCCGGCTTGCGGGTCGTCGCGCAGAAAGTCATAGACCAGCGAGAATTGCCAAAGCGGATAAGGATAGTCGAGCGCTCGCAACTCGCGTCCGGACACAGCGCGCTGGATGCGGGTCTGAAACGTCGGCGTCTTTGTGACGCTCCAGGCGAGCCCGGGCAGCGCAGGAAAAATCAAAGCCATCACGCCGTCCGTAGTGTCGAGCCGTTGCGCATCGCCTTATTGAGAGCGTTGACGAGAAGGCTGCCATTGCTCTGGAAAAAGCGCTTCACGTCTTGACTGTCGATCGCTGAGATATTGACTACGACGGAGTTTGCACCTGCCGCAGCGCCGCCGCCGGAAATCATATTCTGGAGGCCTTGGCTGATATTAGCCGGCAGGATCATCTCGTTCTGATGCACCATGGCGAGCTGATCCGACGGAACCACCCACCCTCCTGCGGCAGATGCGATTCCGCTGGCGGCTGCCATCACGGTCGCCTCGCCGGCGGCCGCAGGTCCGGCCGCCGCCGGCCCCATCAGCGGGGCCAGAAAGGCGAAAATCCCCGAGAACGCCTGCGCCGAATCGGTCATGACGCTTTTAACCGCATTCGCCGCCTTGATTGCCAGCCCCGCCGCCATCCCCTCCCCTTCCGCCGCGGTCCGAGCTGCTGCGCCGGCCTCGGTCGCGGTCGTCATGCTGAGCTCGCTGGCAATCCAGTTAGTCACCATCTTGACCCCGAGGTTGACGAATTCGGCAAGTATCGATTGCGCGATATTCGCCACGGCCTTCTGCAAAGTCGTCGTCCCCAGGATCATACCTGTGATCGAAGTATCAAAGGCCCGCTGTATCGGCTGCATCAGGGTCTCCCAGATTCGTTGGCTGGTCTGAGCTGCCTGAACATCGAGCTTCTCCCTGTCGGTTTGAAATTTTTGATAGGCCAGCAGCTCTTCATCCCACAGCTTTTCATCACCGCTGGCCTCTTGTTGACTGCTGAACGCAGACCTCGCTCCGACGGAGCCGGACCCGCTGCCGTCTACGAGACCGCTGGTCGGCAGCATTCCCCCCCCTATCGACCCGGCAAGATCTGCAGCCTTGGACTGCAGTGCACCAACGCCGGTTCCGATCTGGCCGGTAGCCGCGGCAAGCTGCGATTGCGCCTGCTGAGCGATGTCACCAAGCCCGGCGAGTTGCGTGCGCATGGCATCGGTCGCGGACTGAACCGAATTTGCCGCGGCCTCCATTCCGGACCGGAGACCGTCGATTTGAGCGCTGATAACGACGCTGGTTTCAACATCGGCCATAATAGCCTCGTGATTACGATCCGCCCGCGCGCCGCTCGCGGCCTGTTGCGATCTCTGTACGTCCGTCAGTCGCGAGTGACTGCTCGGCGGCTCAATTCGGCGAAATCCAGGACCACGCGCGATAGGCCGGCGTGAACGTCTCCGGCACTGAACCCGGTCCCTAACTCGGCGAGCATCGCATCTGAATTCGCTTGCTGCCCCCGTCCGGCCGAGATCGGCGGGAACTGCCTCCGCCTATCTTTGCCGACGCCCAGAAAGGCGGCGACGAGCAAGTGCAGCGGCGGATGCTGCGCCCAATAGGATGTCAGCTCTTCCACTTGGAAGAGCGTCATCTCGTCAATTACAGGATAGCTGTATCCACAGGCGGTAGCGAGGAGACCATAGAGGTCTCTCCAGTGGTCGCTATTCCTGAAACCATCCGCGATGATGAACCGGGGCTCGTCTTGCCTGCCCCCGGGCTCGTCCCGGGGGCGCGCGCTTCCCCCACCGGGGTTCCGCCCGACTTCAGCCCGGAGCCGGTGAGGACGCCATTCAGCACGGCACTGGCGTTGCCGAGATCTAGTAAATTCTCGACTTGGTCTGTCGTCATTTCGGGATAGTTGCGCTGCAACGCCGCCGTGACGATGTCCACAAGCACCGATATTTGTGCTTCCCCCATTGACGCGCCGATCTCGGTCAATTCCCTTACCTTGGGCATCAGCCGGCGGAGCTGGCCGAGGGTGAGGGGCGGCACCACCCAGTCCTGGCCGCCCATTGTGACGGTTACACCGGGGACCATCACTCTACCGTGCTCAGATAGCCGATCGTTCCCGAGGCATCGGCAAAAGCGGTGAAATCGAGCTCGCTGATCGTCCAAGTATCGAGCTTCGTCGGCAGCGACAACTTATTGGCTGTGCACGCGTTAAGACGGAGGGCAGTGCCACTCCCGTTGTAGGCTGTGTAGAATGTCGCCTTGAAGGTGGGAGTGATGCCCATCGGCTGGTTCGCCAGGGTCAGCCGGTTGCCGCTTGTTGCGACGTTATAGGTGTACGAAATCAATACTGCGGCACTGGCATCCGCAGAAGAGAAAGTATAGACGCCGGTGGCGAAGTTGACGGAATATTGTCCAGCGGCCGAAGGTGTAGTCACTCGATTGAAACGCTTTCCGCTCGCAGCGTAGCTGACGCCGAGGTCATCATTGTAGCTCGCCGCGTTAGCAACGGTGACCGTGTAAGATGTGGTAGCTGGAATCGCGGCGGCTTCGAGTTGCGAGACGGCGAACTGCCCGGTAGCCGGTGTCACTCCAAAAAAGATATCCGAATACAGCAACCCGAGGATCTGCGCGAACTTTGCCTTGCCGGTTATCTTGCCTTGCCCGCGCGCGATCGCCACCGGGAATTGCAGCTGACCATAAAGCTCTTTGTCCGACCAGTCGAAGTCGATTTGGATGTCTTGCAGCACACCGAACTGCCGTGGGCCGATACCGGAACCTGTCACATCCGTGCGTTCGCCCCATAATGCGCCGGAGCCGAAGCTCAATTGCATTTCAAATACTCCCTTTCAACAGCCGCTTCAGTTTCTCCTTGGCGGCATGGGCGATATTCCAGGCCCGCGTGTCGCGGGCGACTGCCGACCCCGGGAAATGGTCGGCCCACCAGCGTTCAATCAATTTCTCGATCGAAGCAGGCTTGGCGGTTTGGTTGGCGGTCTGATCTTCCTCGGCCATCGGCCACTCCTTCGAATAAAAGCCCATTGCGGGAATATCGGGGGGCGCGTCCATTCCCGCCCGGTCAGTGGGTCGTCTTCGGACCTCAGATGCACAGGATTTCGACGGGTACGATCGCGATGGCCTGATCGCCGAGCACGCCCTCGTCAGTCCGAACTTTGCCCGAGATATAGGCGTGCTGAACCATCTCGGGGAGCCCGAGGTTCTGGATCCCGGTCGTGGGGGACGGCGCAAGCGCCGTTTCCAGAGCGTCGAGCATCGGGTTTAAAAATGTCGTCGGCGCCATATAAGGGTCGCTCGAATGGACGTACACGTAGAAGTCGGCGTAGAGCGTCCAAACGATCGGGGCGCCGAGCCTCTTCACGGCGGCTTGGCCGCCTTTTTCGCTCATGAACAGAGCCGGCTGCTCGGCAGGAGCGACATCAGCCCAATGCCGCAAGCGCCGATTTGCGCTGGCGAATTGGGCCGCATTTGTGCCGAGCTCCCAGAGCGCGCTATAGATCCACTCCCGAATTATCACGCGTCGACTCCGATCTGAACGCGAGTGAAATTCATAACGCCAATGCCTCGAGCAACGCTGCTTCCACCTCATCCCGGATCTCGGGATCCATGTCTTCCAATGCCGAGCGCATAAACGAGCGCTCGGGAAGCTCCATTCTGCGCCGATAGGGCCTTACATTGATCGCTTTTTCGGCAACCGGATGTCCGAACGCCTCTGTGATACACCGCAGGCTCGCTTTAACGTCGACCGTACCCGCAAAACCGTATTCGTGAACGCCAGCATACCTGCTGTTGCTGGAGACCGTCGCTGAGATCCCCCCGTCATCCTGATCGATTTGCAGATCGATGCTCGACTTGAGCGCCCCCGAGCGGACAGCGAGTATTTGGCCGCTGAGCTCATTGTCCTGGATCTTTTGTTGAAGATCGATCCCAAGCTGGGTAATCGCGCTTGCGATCCCCGAAGCAGCCGCATCCGGAAAGGAGCGCAGCCAAGCCAGTACGGCATCGTCACCAACAAGGCGGGCAGTAATCACGGAGCACCAGAGATCATTCCAGGAGCGGCGCCGGTAGCGCCGGCACGGGTTGGATTGCCGCTACCGGCGCGACCAGACGATATTGTTGCAGCAGCGTTTTGATCGCGTCGCTCATGTCCTTCTGTGAGTAAGCAACGGTTTCTGCACCGCCTAACGATCTCGAGATTTCGCCGATTCGCGTACGCTCCCGATAACGAAGCGCGACGAGTTCAACACATGCCTGAGCAACATCGGGCGGGGTAGTCGAATACCCTGCCGTGTATGCGACAACGACATTTTGAGCGCCACAGCTGAACCTATAGCCCCGAACCGATAGCTGCGTCGGGCTGAATGTATAGCCGGCGGCCATACTCGATGCTGCAGGAGGAACAACGCAGCCGTCGATCGTCAGCGACTGCACGGTGCTGACCGGAAAGCATGCGAATTGCAGTCTGTGGCCTCCCGTCCCGTCGCGCGTTTCAAGATAGTTGGCGAAAGAGATCTGGCGGTTGAGCCAGGTCTGGATGTATTGACTTGCCGCCGTTACGAGACCGGTTAGCAGCGCATCGTCGGTCGGTGGAAAGGCGGCCTGTCCGGTTTGCAGCCACGCCTTCACGTCTGCAAGCGTCGTCAAATCTCCGAAAGCCACGGCATCAGCCCTTTATGGAGCGATTTGCTCCGCGCCGCATTTTGCGATCGAACCGCGCTGCCGCCTCCCTCACAACAGGGACGAAGCCATGCGCCGACAACTCGGAACCAGCTTCCGCCGGAACCAGCACGTCCCCATTCTCGTCGCCCAAATATTGACGGCCAGCATAGGAACACCCCAATGCATCGTCATGGTGCAGGTTGAGCGCGCCGGCGGAACTCGCGTCGACGCTGGTCTTCATCAAGACGAACCCGCCGATCGTGATCAACGGGCCGACCGCCACCAATGGCACTCGGACCAGACGTTCATTGTCGACCATGTACCGGTCCGTGCCGTGGTTGGCCTCGTCTTGGCCAAACGCCGCGCGGAGCAACAGCAGGTCTCGTCCGGTGGAAACCCCCGGGTTGATCCCGGGGGCCACGGTCGCGAGCAAGCCCAGCGGCGGCGTTGCCACCTGATGCGTTATCATCAGCCGTTTCCGATGTTGGTGATGACGCCCATCGCGAAAGGCGCGTAAACCGCGAGCACCTCTTCGGTGTACACACCGACTTGGCGCTGACGAGTTACGATCGGCCAATCGATCTGGTAGTA